GTAATGCACTAATAGTTGTATCTGTTTTTTCTTCGTATGCAGTTCTTTTTTCACTTTCTTCAATAATCACGTTTTCAATAGTTGTTTTAGCACAGTTGCTTCCATCAACGTACCTATCCCCAGCACTCATATTTTTAGTGATTTTATATAAATCACCATTTAACCATACTAACTCTCCTACATGTCTATCCGCTGTAGCTGTGGTTGATACGCCCTCATTAGCCTGTGCAATCTGCTCTTCAAGATTAGATAACAAAGAAGCAAGAATATCTTTAAGTCCGTCTTCCGTAATTAGAGACGCAATATAATCAGGAATTTCATTGCTTGCCTTAATTACTTCATTTAATTTAGCTACCATTTTACATACAGACTCATAATAGCTTAAACTATCGTCATAAACAAGTGGTAAAATTTTCTGGCAATACGCAACCATAGGGTCAATATTTGTCCACATATAAAATACCTCCTACCATAAGTTAAAGAATAAATCTTTAAATTCATCTATCACCATATTGTCAATGTTTAAAAACGTTTCTCTATATTCAAGTAACAGCTTACTATAGCTTACACCGCTATTTTTACCTTTAACAGTTTCAACATAATTTTCTTTACTGTCAAGATTGTTATTCTTATTTCCAGTTTCCGAAGTGATTGTTTCGTTTGTAGCATTAGTCGTTTCATTTTCTCCGTCATTTATTTTTCTAGCGTTTGTTAAATAAGTTTCATTTTCCAATCCAGATATACTTCCCTGCGGAGTATCGCTGTATAAGTCCCAGCTATTTGAAGACGTATTTCTATTGCCATTTGTTTTATCATTCTGATTTCTTGAATTAGTTGTGTTTTCTTTTCCAACTTCATTTTTTGTGCCGTCATGGGTTCTTGTTAAATCAACTTCATGCAAAGGGTCAAACTTTAGTCTTGCGCTTTCATAAAGCTGATTGTAATAAGGCATGATGCTTTCTAGTTTTTCGTTTAACCAGAACTTCCATAACCCAACTGTCTCACAACATATTTCTCTCATATAGTATCTTTTTAAAATCTTTTTGCAGAGAAATTTCCTATAGTTTTCGTCAAAAAATTCTACAGTTGAATTAAAAATACTGTTCCAGCTTTTTTCTAGAACGTTATCAACTTCGCCGAAACCAACTGATTCTGTAAGCCCTGCATAAGTTTCACAAATGAAACGAACCTCAGTCGTGTATTTACTCATTTCCAGTACCTCCAATCGTATCAGCCCCGGGGTCTTCTGGACCGTTATTATCATAAACATGCTGGAAGTCTTCTCTGTAATTAACTTCAATGTTTGTTCCAAACATATCGTTGATTTTTTCAACAGCTAATCTTCTTGCTTCCAGTCTGCTGTATCTACTAGCAACAGTTCCACCTTGGTTTCTTGTAACTTCATCTGTAATCAATCTTTCTTTTTTCTGAATATTAACGTTGCTAATACCTAAATAGGTAAGTGCTTCGTTCCAAATCTGTGTTTTAAGCTGGTATAATTTATCGCAGTTATACGGTGCATTTGTTGAAAACACTTTTAACCCGTTTATATCTAGGTTTTTATCTCCAAAAATAACAGGGGCGTTGCCGTCAAATTCTTTATATACATTTAAAAGCACCAATCTCTGTTTTTCACTGGCTTGAACTAGTACAGGTGTTTTTTGTGCGTTAGCATTAATATCAATAATTCTGTCTAAATTATATAATCTTCGTGCAAACATTTTAACATCAAGAACACTATTCGTTCTGATATAATTGTTCCATATAATAACACTGTTTTCTTCGTTTAAGATTCTGTAGTAGTTGTTGTACCTTGAATATGCTCTTCTTTCTTTTGGGTTACCATAAACGTCAAATCCACCATTAACTGCACAGGATAAACACAAATCTCCCATAACATCGTCATTGAAATAGATAGCATTTCCGTTATAAAATAACTGCATTTCAAGATATCTTGTGTCAACGCTTTCTGGCACATTTTTCCATTCAAACATTGAAGTTGAAAGTTCTGTCAATCGTCTAACGTACTGCATATACGTTAATTTGTTTAAGTCTAAACTTTCGCTAAAAAACGTTTTTCGTTTACTCATTATTTCACCCCTTTAGCTAGGACTGTTATCTACACTATAGTTACCAACTTCATTACCATTTACCCAAAAAGTAATACCAGAATTAAGTGCCGCTTTAATATCTGTACATGCTGTGCTAGGAATGTTTCCGGTTACAATAGCGTTAGCTGTTTTAATATAAGTGTAATGTGGTCTAGCGTGAATGTTTGGAATACCAACTTTATTATAAGCGTACCCAAACATTGTAAAATATTCGTCTACTATTTCTGCATATTCTCTTCTTATTTGTCTAATGTCAAAGTAATAGTTTAACAGTTTATGTGAAACCTGTGCGTTACCGCTTAATTGTCCTCTAGCCTTGTCTGGCATATTTTTTTGTCTTGCGATTTCAGTTATGGCGTTTACGGTATTTGTATCTTGTGTTATAGTTCCACGCATTGCCGCATATTGTCCTAAAGTAGGACTGATATATGAAGAGATGGCGGCGTTTCCTAGTGTTGTTATCGTGCTACTAACGTCCCTCCCTATCATATTTATCATGCCGCCCTGTGCTATCCACGCTTTATAGCTATCCACAATGTAAGCCACCTGTGGGAACTGATTTATTTCAAGGGCTAAATCCCATGTATAAATATCCCCGTTATAATTGTGCGGTACTAAAGTTACACTAGGGTTAGAGCTAAATCCAGAAAGAATGTCAAAATCTGGGGTATTATCTTTAAAATACTCGTATCTAGTTAGTATACTAGTACCATAACTAGTTGAAACCCTCAAGCATGTATACGGGAACGTGAACAATTTGTTATTTTTTGGGACATACCCGTCAAAGTCTTTAGGTATAACTGTCTGTGTTGGTTTAATTTCTTTTTTTATTGGGTTTGGTTGAATTAAAGATGTTTGAGGGTCTAGGTCTAAAAAATCCGATGGGTACAAAAAAACGTTTAATATAATATCAGCTCCATAGGTATCTGTTAAATTTTTTAAAATGCTAAAAGCTGGTCTGTACCCATTTTCTTCCGTGTTATTTATAGCTAAAGCATAAACACCTGTAGGAAGTCCGTTAGCAATAAATTTGTATTTTTTAACATAAGGGTCATCATCTCCCGTACCTGCATTAGTAGTTAATATTACAAGTGAATAGTCATTAAAATACCCAGTAGTCTGTGTCGCAGTCGTTTTATACTCACCAAACTCAATAGTTTCTGGCTCTAGGTTCACTCCAATCTCATCTGTGGGCGTATGACATCTTTCAATCATACAATGTCCCAGCTTCATTTCTGTAATCCACGTCTGAATATTATCAATTTCAAACTCAATTTCACAACAGTTTTCATTGATATATTCCACGCTTGTGATAAAAGCATAGAACCATTTCCGCCCGTGGTTAGAGTTCTGAAACATCATGTAGTTGCACTTATATAACGTTTCCGCTTTTCCCTCAACTCTGGCGTACCCTCTTTTAATTCTCTGATAGGTGTTTCTAGTTAGTGAAGCTACCGCTTTAGAAGAAAAGTAGTTAGCCTGTTCACTTGTATTTGAGAAGTAAAGAGTGTTTACATGTTCTCTATCAAGAGGAACACCAGATAACAAATAAATGTTTGTGTTAGGTTCTACATACATATAACCACCTCATTAGCTAATACCTAAAAATGTTTTAATGCTCTGCTTATCTTCTTCTGTTAATGCAAAAATCTGCATATCACCCCACGTTGATGGGTAGTTACTCTTTCCGGTCAATAAATATAGTACGCATGCTCTGAGATAATTACCGTTAATGTTAAGATTTTCTAACATTTTGGAAACGTTCTCTTGCAACACTGTTTCAACACTTTCATATGTTAAAGCCTTTGCACCCTCTCGGATATTTTCGCCAACTGTTGCATAATTAACACCGTTAATATCAGTATTATCAGAATAAATTGTTTTACCCATACTTAACGCCTCCTTATTTATATTGCAGAGGGCAATTTCTGCCCTCCGCTGTTTCTATGTTACCTCTTTACTGCTTCGTAATTGTAATAGTTTCGTCAACTGCTGTGGCATTAGTAATAGTTTTACCAGCCTTATAGTGCGCCCCACCAATGTCACATTCCAGAGTTACAGCTGTAGCAATCTTATCATGAGGGATAATGAGTGCTCCGTATTTCTGTACTGCAATTCCGTTAGTTGTAAGTGCGCTAGTCTGTGTAAAGTTTACACCCTGCGGCGCTACACCTACAGCGTCTGCAATGCTAAAGGTGTATACTGTAGCCGCGTCACTTTCTTCTTTAGAATCAATATGAAGCGTATAGCTTGCGGCTGGCGTAATTGTAGCGTCACTTGTCACAAATGTAACGGCATTAGCAAAAGGACTATAGCTTACAGTCTTCCATGTGTGATAGAAGTAGTTCCAGTATAATCCAGAGGCAACATACTTTTCCGTAAACTTGTTATTGTTGTCATACACCTGAAACCATTCTTCGTCCAGAAGTACCGCTTTTACATTAGCTAAAGCCTGTAACTCTGTGGAAGTTACCTCTTCAATCCCGTCCGAGTTAGCTCTAATCGTTTCAAATCTTTCGTTGTCAAAGTCTGTCCAATTATCAATGAGGAACAACCTTCCCATGAAATCAGCCTTATCCATATTGAACGCGCTTGCAAGAACATTAACGTCAAATTGAGCGTTAAACATGGCGTCCATAAATATAACCTGTTTTTCTTTAGGAGTGTTAGTTTTTACCGCACTTTCGTTGTATTCTGAACTTAAGAACGGTAACAGATTGGAAATTCCTCTAAACTGTACAGCGGCGTCTGTAAGCTGTGTACCGTCACCAATGCTAACACCCTTTGTTTTACCATGGGAGATAGCTTTAATGAGAAGATACTTAAACAGTAAAAACTCGTCATACTCTGCGGCTGTGTAAACACTGTCTACAATTTTTGCAATAAGATTCTGTACACCGTCCATACTGAGGAAAGCCTGCTTCAAGTCTTCGTCCTGAATGGTGATAGGATATACAGTTCTCCAATTCATGACATGGAAAATAGATTTAACGTCTGGGATTGTTCTTTTGAACTCCCGGGCTTCACCCTTTTCCGGGTTATAATCTACAACGTTAGCGATAGCAACGAAAATATCTTCAATGCTTTCGCCATATTCAATATACCCCTTTTTAAGAATCGCATAGGGGTTATTAAAGTTCACAGACTGCACCCTAACCATTGCGATTCTATTTACCAGTGCATTGATGAACTGATTAGCAAAAGCTGGTGTTCCATAAATCACTTCTCCGACTCTAGGAATGTCTGTAGCCTGAGCTACAACAGGAACGTTCTGCTGATAATCATAAGAAGCGTTCTGTCTAATCACGTTCATAATGTCCATGGTGGTTGCGTTTAATGTGCTACTAGCAATTCTTCTCGGCATAATAAAACCTCCTTATTCTGTCTTAAATAAATCTGAAAAGTTTTTAGGTGAATCAGGTTCGTCTGGTTCATCTATATTGTCAAGTGAATTATCTGGTTCATTTTCATTCGATGAAAAGAACCTTTCTTTGTATTTCTTTCTCCAACTGCTATCGTTTTCTTCGTATTTTGTTTTCCAATCTTCTTTATCGTTTACTCTGTTTTCATAGTCATTTAAAGTATCTGTAACGTCACCAAGAAACTCTAGTACTTCATCTGTTTCTGATTCGCCAAAAATAGCTTTCGCTCCGTTAAGTAAATCCTCTTTCGATTTAACACTCATGTTTTAACTCCTTTCTTAATGATAGCGTATCATTTGCCACACTTTCAGTCCGCCTTTCTTACTCGGGGGTGTGGGCGGTTCTGGGGGATTAGGTGGTTCTGGGGGATTAGGTGGTTCTTGCCCGGAATATCTTTCATAGAAAAATGAAAACATTTCTGCGTTTCTTGTCCAATTATCTTTATTAGCCCACGAACCAGACCTTGTATAAAATTCAACAATCTGAGCACTTAATGACCTAGGAGTGTTTCCATTCACAAAATCTGCTGTACTGCAAAAAGAATCTTGTGTGAAGTAAATGCTTTCTTCTGAAAAATCTTCCAGATATTTTGCTTTATAAGGGTTAAACACAAACCATTGTTTAACACTAGAATCGGTTGTTGTTCTTTCTAGTTCCCACTTTCTCATTTGTGTTGTGGATAAATACCACGGAACTCCCCATTGATTAGCATAATCAGTTAGCATAGTTGATGGCGTCCATTGTACATAGCCAACGCCAGAATCTTTTGTTGGTGTTGAAAGACCACCCTCAACGCACCTAGGATTGAAGTCACATTCATAGGTGATTGCACCAAAAAACGCACACACCGCTGGCAACGTCCACTTATAAGTTTTTATTAAGTAAGACCACAGTAAATCTGCATTGTGCAATGTGTAAGCATTCTTCCCTCTTTCACCCGGAAACGTCTCTCCTATTAAATAATAAAACCCTTCGCTATCCAGTTGTGGTGTAGCCATCTATATCACCTCAATATCTAATGTACTTCCCCCACACATAGCCACTACCCTTTTTACAGGTGATTCTGTCCCAGCTATCTCCATCGCTATCCTTATCTTCACCAATCTTTGTAACTACAGTTCCGCTTGGAATGGTAAAAGCTACTTCTCCGTTTGGTGTTCTTCTTACATTTAATGAGTAACAATTAGCCACAGACCCCTGTGAGTGATTTACTATAGTAAGACCAAACCCGTCAATAATACCGTTAGCAATAGCTCTTGCCATAGCGTCCGGATTAGACTGATAAATTGCTAAATCTTTCGGATTGTCATAGAAAAACGCTTCGTTCAAACAATAGTCAACACCTTTTCTCAGTGCTGTGTTCATGTTAAGCAAGTCGTTTCTTCTAACAATTCCGTCTGTTCCTCTTAACCTTAACCCAAGTTTCGACAAATTGTGTGAAATCAATTTCTCAACGCTTGTTCCTTTTTTGTAGTTAGAGTGAATCTGGCAACTTGTTCCAGTTCCGCCACCAGCATTTGCGTGCTGTTCATAAATATAATCGTACTTGCTAAAATCATAATCACTTGCAACAATCCCTTTTTTGTTGTCTTTATAGTAATCTCTGTCTGTAGGATAGACAACCACCGTTGCGTATGGTCTTAATTTACTTGCAATTCTTTCGATTAAATCAATGTTAATTCTACCCTCGTAAACCTTTGTTACCTTACTATAGTTGTCCTTTTCTTTGTGCCCGCTAATCAGCAGAATTTTCTTCATGTAAAGTAACCTCCCCAGAGTCCATTTTTTCACACAATCTTGTTAGTGCAATTGTGTTGTTGTTCAGAGCTTCTGCAAGTGACTTCATTTCTTCTCTATGCAACTCGTTGATTTTGTCAATTTCATCTTTGTTTTTGTCGGTCATGTATTTGACATAGTACCCTAGACCAATACAACAAACAATAGGAAAACCAACCGTCTGCACAGCAGTCAAAACATCATTCATGTTACCACCTCCGTTTGTAAATTTATTTTACTATTTGCTTATACTATAACATACTTGACAAACAAAGTCAAGTGTGCTACAATATAATAAAATAAATTTACTATTAACTAATAAAAAAAGCAGAAGAAAGAAAAGAGGGCAAAGTATGGGTTATTATGATGGTACAAAATTGTTATCCATGATGGACATAAACGGTGAAAAACCAGAGATTTATATGTGTACAACGAACCGAACTGGCGGAAAAACTACTTACTTTGGGCGTCTGTGTATCAATCGGTTTCTTGACAAAAAAGAAAAGTTCGGACTTATTTATAGGTACAACTATGAATTAGATGATATAGCGGAAAAATTTTATAAGGACATCGGTTCTTTGTTTTTCCCTTTGCATGAAATGACGACAAAAAGACGTGCCAACGGAATCTTCCACGAATTGTTTTTAGACGGTGAAAGCTGTGGCTATGCAATATCTCTTAATAGTGCCGACCAGATAAAAAAATATAGTCACTTATTCAGTGATGTTATGCGCTTAATTTTTGATGAATTTCAAAGCGAAACAAATCACTATTGCACCGATGAAATTAAAAAGCTATTAAGTGTTCACACCTCAATCGCTAGAGGCCAAGGAGAGCAGGTTCGGTATGTACCTATTTATATGTTAAGTAACCCGGTTAGCATTATTAACCCTTATTATGTGGAAATGGGAATCAGCGCTAGGTTAAAAGATAACACTAAATTTTTAAAGGGTGACGGATTTGTACTGGAACAAGGGTTTATTGACACCGCTTCCAAAGCGCAGAAAAGCAGTGGATTCAATAGAGCTTTTGCTTCTAATTCCTATGTCGCTTATAGTACAGAATGTGTGTACTTGAACGATAATAAAGCGTTCATTGATAAACCAGATGGAAAAAGCAGATACTTATGCACGTTAAAATATAAAGGAACTGAATATGCAATTAAAGAGTATTCAGAGGGTGGGTTTTTATATTGTGATGATAGACCCGATTCAACCTACCCCACTAAAATCACGGTTACAGCAGAAGACCATAGTATTAACTATGTTATGCTGAAAAGGAATGACTTCTTTTTATCTAACCTTCGGTGGTTTTTTGAAAAAGGGTGTTTCCGATTTAAAGATATGCGTTGCAAAGAAGCTGTATTAAGTGCTTTAAAATACTAGGTATCTTCCTTTAATGTTAGCGTTGAATAATGCGGAAAGCACAGGTGGAATAAACTGCCGGGTTATTTGTCGGATACGCTGTCCGCTTCGCATAGCTTAAAGGTTAAAGATATAGAAAGAGCCGGAAAAGAACGTATTGTTCTCCCGGCTCTTTTGCTATTTAAATAGTTCCTGTGCTACCAAAGCCGTTTCTGTCTGGGTAATCTAAACTCTCAACCCGATTGAAGAAAATGAACGGCTGATTTTCCAGTATTCTAAACTGTGCAATTCTTGTGTACTGTGGAATAATGATTTCCCGTGTGGCAATGCAGGGGAACTTCCACTCGTCATTATCTCCACAATATGTATTGTCAATTAAACCTACACTGTTAGTCTGAATAATACCCCATTTTTTAAAGGTGGAGCTTCTAGGGATTACAAGTGCTTCACATTTAACTGGCAAGAACATAGCTACACCTAACTGTAATTCTTTATATTCACCCTGCTTTAAATGCTCTTCATTTCTAACTCTTAAATCAATCCAGTCACCACCATAAACCTGTTCCAGTTTTGGCATATTTTTATCAAAATATTTAATTTCAATCATTCTAGTTTTCATGTTTACCTCATTTCATAAAACCCGTCTACCAGTAATATTCCTCCGGGTATTCTTTTTGGTAAAAGTTTCCCCGGAATTTTTAACCCTTTTTTAAAATCTGTAAATGTCCTTTTTATGGGTCTGCCCTTATCAAATAGAAACTCTTTTTCATCTTCATTCCATTCTTTCTCCTTTCCTGTCCTTTTATCGACATATCCGTTAAGGTTTGCTTCTCCACTCATTGAAATTTCAAACAAATCTTTACACTTTTCTGGCATACCTGCACACTTTATATTGTTGTATGGTTCACAAGGTTCTAAATTTTCTTTTACAACGTGCTCGATATAGGTTTTTTGTCTAGTAAAATAGGCAGAATCCCAACAGCTTTCTAGTTTCCAACAGCAGAACTTTCTATCATCAACCTTTATACCCTTAATTTTTTCGGGCGGTAAATCACAGTGTATACTGTCTGTGTCTGCATAGATAAACCCCGGTCTATCCACGCCATGATAATTTTTTTGTGCGGATCTGATAGTGAAATTTCTTGCGTAACTTGTAATCGCTGAACCTACAGGAATGTACCCAGGTTTCTTATCATTTTCCTGAATAGGTAAGAACCCTAAAGTACCGTTTTCTTTTACATAGGCTAGTTTAAAGCTTGAATCTGTAGAGCTTGCCATTTTACCATATAGATTGTTAAGGAATAACTTTGCTAATTCTCTTTTCGCTCCTTTGGACTCCATTTTTATTTTCTTATACTTTTCTATGTACTCATCAAATATTCCTTTTTCTGCACAAAATACACACCCATCTAAAATCTCAAAGTCAACTAACTCATAATGCTCTTTTAACAATTCATAGTCTGTCATTGTTAGAGTTAATTCAACTCTTGTATCTTTAATATTACCGTTCTTATCTTTATAACATGAATAGTATCTTCCTGTGTCATAGTCGTACACGTCTGAACTTTCAAGTGCTTCCGTTGGTGAATATAAAGCATTTCCCTTTAGCTGTATAAACGGCAACATATTTTCCTTTAAATAGAACCTTGTTTTGATTCTAACAAAGTAATAACTATTATCTCTTAACGCAAAATCTGGTATATAATTTCCTTTCCAAAAACCCGGCTTTCCTACAGGGTATTTGTTTCCGCTTTCGCTACTCATCATAGACGGATATAGGGAATTTACATCTGCTGTAGTTCCGTTCCCATGTAATCCCTCTTTGCCTTTTACAAGATAGCACCACCCACCTTTATACGATTTACGGATATAATCGCCAATGGTAGGACTGCCAAACACTTCCGCGTCTAAAGGTTCATTATATAAATTCGGAAACATTTCATCGTACTCCATTGGTAACTTCAAGCTATGCATACAGATATTCTTGTATTCAGATAAGCAACATGCTCCTATAGTTAGCTTGTTATGACCCTCGTTAAACATAATTTCAAGTGCTTCTTTCACTACCAAAACATCGTTTGAAATATATTCTTTTTCCTGCTCCGTAATCGGACACCCTGCGTATCTCATTCCATTATACTCCATGTCAAGTTTTTTATGTTTAGTTCCAAAACTATTCCCAATTCTTTTTACAGAAAATGGTAACAATTTTAAGCTGTCTCTTAATTCTATAAATCTATTTCCAGTTTTTATAAGGATATCGTACCACATACCTCTATCAGATATTCCATATTTAATAGACTTACTTTCCATTTGTGCGTTTTTCTTCCACTTATATTTTAATGTGCTTTCGTCTATCACGTCTATAGCCTGCTTATATTTCTTGTCAATTAACAAATAAGACAGCCAAAAACTACCATCGAATTTTAAGTTGTGATAGTAAGCGACTATATTACAGCATAATGACTCAAAATAATTTAACTGCTCTTCAATACTGTGAAAAATCATAACGTCTTCTTTGTATAATTCTACACAAGCCGCCGCCCAAACTTCTGTATTTACCTGCCCTTGGTATACAGTTGTTTCAAAATCACATACAAATGTTCTTGTTAAACTTCTACCCCCACGCGTTGTTCCAGTCCTCCATATCTTCAAACTTCTCTGCAATAGCTTTAATGTAGTCTAATCGGTCAAAAACTTCTTCACCGTATTGAACTCCATATTCTGGCAAATAAACTATCATCATTCCTATATATTGCACTGCTATGTCAAAATAATTTAAAACCTTAAAAGTTAGCAAGTTACCGCTTTCTTCTCCTTTTAAAATCATTTCAGAAGTACCCCAGTATCCATTTTCTTTAATCATTTGATTTATCCACGATAAAAGTAGCTTCTTCGCTCCGCCCTCTGGTTCACCCTTTCGTATAATAGTGGGAGCTTGTTCAATTCGGCTAATGTAATTTTGTACAACTGTTCTAGCAAACATATCGTCTTGAGGTGGTAACTCTGTATCATGCTTCTTTCTTTCTCTCGTTTCTTTTGCCTTTTGTGCCGCGGCTTTCTGCTCTAGTTTTCTTCCCTCTTCTCCCGATACTACAGCTTTTCCCTCCGGGACATGCCAACCGGAATATTGGGCTTTTTTATACAGC